ATGGTGTTATGGAATATAACACATATAGTTCATTTTATAATGTTCTTAACAGCGACGACCATAATATATCACTAAATATCAATACTGGTAGAACATTAGCAGTCATTTCTAATATTATTCCTTCCAGTTGGGTTAGTAATTATGACTATGATAGTCAAAGAACTACACAAGTTCTAACTGCTAATGCTGGTGGTGTTTTAGAAAATAGAGTTCTTCTTAAAGAAATTACATTTACAAAAGGTGGAATGAGATTACCATTAGATTTTGAAGTTGATAGTGAAGAAACAGAAGGAGAAGGTATTGCTGATAGTTTTAACAATTGGGAAGAAATAAATGCTATTAGAGATAGTTGGGTTAGTGGTAATTTTGTTAAATCTCTTACTACTGAACTTTCTAATCCTTATCAAAGAGCAGGACAACCAGCAATACAGATTGCCAGATTTGATAGAAAAAATTTACCATCAT